TGCAACCCCTGGAAGAATTACAGCTAACATTTTCTTGCGAACGTTTGGATCGTTTTTGAATTTACCAGTAATCGTAAAATCTTTAGGTTCTACAACCTTACCAGTAATTGATGATCCAATTTGATTAGAAACTGTTGATTCGGAAAGTGTAATGCTATTCTTAGATAATCCCATATCATCTGTAATATGGATTCCTGTTGCTCTTGAAAACTCAATGCTATCACCATTTGCATTTGTATAGATTACCTTCCTCATGCCCACACACTCCTTTTCAACATTGCTTGTGTTCTAATTTCCATTTCGTAAGGACTAAGCTCCTTTGCAGAATTAATTGTCTGATAAAAGTTTGTAACCGGTCCTTGTGGAATACCTGTAGTATTTTTGTCTGGATCCACTTTAAATTTAGCCACATTTCTTATATCGCCAAAATTAAATGACGTTCTTGCACTTTGCATTGCTCTTTTGCCTAAATTACGCATAGCAATAATAAGACTATCGTCTTCTTCAACACCTGCAGCTGCACCCTGTGGAATAAATTGGCCAATTTCTTTTTTTGCTTTTCTAGAAGGTGACTTAATGCCTAAGAAAGACTTCACAGAATCAAAAGCACTCTTCGCAATATTCATCAAAGCACTTCCAATCGCTCCTCCGGCTGCTCTAATTCCACCTACAATACCACTAATGATATTGGATCCAATAGACAACCAATTATAAGAAGAGAATGCGCCAGCAGCCTGAGCTAGTATTCCAGGAATCGCTCCAAGCAATTGTGGCACCGCCTGTAATAAACCAGTACTGACCATAATCAAGATTTGCACACCTTTGCCTAAGAAATCAGGCAAGTGTGATGCAATTAAATTAACTAAGTTCACTAATATACCTAGCAATGTACTAAGAATACTTGGTAGGCTCTGCAAAATACCGGTAGCAATATTTTTAATTACTTCTATACCTTTTGCCAGGAATTCAGGCATTTTAGAAAGCAATGTATTTAACATCGAAATTGCAGTATTCGAAATACTTTCCACTACTGTCGGAAGACAAGATACAATTCCTTGAACTAAATATAAGATCAATTCTAATCCTGTTTCTAGAAAACTAGGTAGATTTTCCAACAGACAAGTAAGCATTGACGTTACCATTGTCTGAATCTCTGCCATGATTATTGGAAAATTTGTGACAATTCCAGATACCAATCCATCAATCACATTCTTTCCTTGTTCCATGAAAGCTGGTAATTGTAATGCGATTGTGCTAACTGCTTGAACTACCATACTAGAAACTTGTGTGCCTAATCCAGGAACACTTGTAGTAAAGAATGTCCCAATCTGAGCTAACATAGATCCTAATCCAGCGATCAATGCTGGAACAGCTTGACTAATACCTGTAACTACTGCTTGTGGCAGAGCTACAATAATATTTCCAACCATAGGCAATAGGTTGCCGAATATAAACGTTGAAGTTGTTTTAACTAGATTTGTCATTGGAACTGTAATGTCTGCTCCAATTGAAAGATTTCCTAAGAAGTCTTGAGCAGCTGCTTTCATTGCTCCAAAAGATCCAGTCAATGTAGTTGATGCTTCTTTAGCTGTGGTCCCGGTAATATCTAGATTTTCCTGGATTGCGTGAATTGCTTCATATACATCACTTAAATTGTTAATGTCGTATTTAACACCTGTTAATTTCTGTGCATCCTGTAGCAATCGCTCCATTTCAGATTTCGTACCACCATATCCTAGCTTCAAGTTATCAAGCATTGTGTAGTTCTGCTTAGCAAACCCTTGATATGCGTTTTGTATGGATTCCATGTCTGTACCCATTTTGTTTGCGTTATCTGACATATCAATCATAGCCATATTGGCCACTTCTGCTGCCTTTGCAGTGTTCCCACCCAAACTTGAGATCAATGACGCAGAGAATGATGTAACATTATTCATGTATTCATTCGCAGATACTCCAGCAGTTTGAAATGCCTGACTAGCATATTTTTTTACTGTATCTGCATTATTTTTAAAGAGTGTTTCAACACCTCCGAGTGATTGTTGAAGAGCTCCGCCTTGAGTAAGTGACGCCCCTAAAAACGCTCCAATACCTCCAACAGTAATCACACCTTTTAAATTCGACACTAAAGCAGAGCCAATTGTAGATCCGGATGATTCTCCGGCCGTCTGTGATTCTCCTTTTAGTGCATCAGTGATTTTTCCTTTAATACCTTTGGCAGATGGTACAATCTGCACATAGGCAGTACCTGCATTAGCCGGCATATTAATCACCTACCAATTCTTTTTTGAATCTTTCGAACTCTTCAACAGATTCAAAAGATTCAATATCCGATTCATTATCATTTGTTTTTCCCATTAATGCATCCACCATCATGGCAGGACGATTATTTCCTTCTTGCCCGTCTTTCGATTGGAACCATACCAATAAACTCAGACGATCCATAATAGATGCCAACAGAAAATCGCGTAATGATAACTTCTCATCCATCATTTTTAATTTGATTCGAGAATCATCCCTTAAGCCAACTGATAAAGTCGCTACTAGTCTTGCTGGTAGCGACTTATAGTTATATATCTGATACGTTTCTGCAAGATCACAGATTAGCGCATCTTCATCTCTCGAAATCATGTTGGCCAGGGCTATTAGTTTTTTGTTTCTTTTTTTGCGGCCAGGATCTCTACAATCATTTCTGATACAGTTTGTGCAGAAACAATACCATCCTCTGTTCGAACAAAATCATACATTTTTTTCTTTTGTTCTGGTCCTAACAATAAAGTTAACACCTTAGACACTGCCAATAGGTTCCCATCATCAATATCAGCCAAAGCATCAATAAGCTCCATGTTATCCGCTCTTTCGTCCGTAATTTCGAACGCAAAACCATTTTTAGTGACTCCACTAATCATTTCTACGCACCTGCTTTCTTTTTAAAATACTCATGATGTGTTGCACCATCCTTATCAGGTAAAGCTAACATTGATATTTCGTAGCCCACTGGCTCATTGTCTTTATATGCAATTTCACCTAATTCAGTAAGCGAAGCTTGCGGAATCACAACACGTTTTAAAACACCACCTTTTAGAATCATATCGATAACATAAGATTTATCCTTGAGTTCTTCCACTGTTGCTTTTACAGACAATCCTTCTTCTAAATTACCTGTAACATTCTTATCTCCATATACATTCTTTAATACATTTACATTTAATCCTTCGATTAATTTGTATTTAAAGATGTCGTTTTTTTCTGTTTGAGAATTTACAACAACATCTCCACCCCAAGCTTTTACCTGTTCGGTCTTCATAGAGTTGTTGTTTTTAACACCATCTTCTGAAATATAGCCTAAACTTACGAATGCTTTATCTAGTTCAGATGTAGCATCTGTAGGTAGCACAGTTCCAACATCTGCAACATACATAGAACCACCAATTTTAGGCTTTGCGGCAGTAACATTTTCAACACTAGACATGTTTTTTCCTCCTAATATGTAATATCAAAAATACACTGGTAGCGATATTTCTTAGTGCTTGGATCAGTGAAATTGTAATCACTATTTAGCTTGACTTTAAATATCTCATCCAGTGTAATCATGTTTTTCGTTTTTTCAATAACTTCTCTATTCAATAAAGCAGCCTCATACATCGAATCCGCATAAGACTGCAGTGCAAAAGTAGCCATATTAATATGCTCTTCTTCTCCACTTCCTGTTTTTTCTATACGAACATATGTATCTGGTGGATTTGGTGGGATCTCCATAAATACATCAACAGACAGAACTTCTTTTAAATAGTTTAGCAATACTATTTCAATCATTTTCCTAATGCCTTCATTAATGTATTATGCTTCAAATTACTGTAATACGCATGTGGTGTAGATGCCTTAACTTTTGCTCTAACACGTTTAGCACCTACTTTTGTTTCCAATTCATACCCTTCGCCACATGCCTCTAAAACAGACCTAGCTTTTTCTTCACAAATCTGTTTAAGTTCATCAGATTTCAGTAATTGGCCAATGCCTTCATAATTCAATTTAAACTCAAAATCATTCATATCTTTCCACCATGACTTTCTTATTCCAACGCAAAGGAATCATTTCTGAAATGCCTTCCAATGGAATACCGAAGGATTTCCATTTCTTACCAAAGAAAGAAATAGTTGCATCTGACCAGTCGTGATTATCACCTTTTGGAATGGCCAATGTGTAAACTGCCTTTTTCCCATATAGATTGGTTGAATCTAGAATCTCCTGAGATGTTGAAGGACATACTAACACATCTTTTACCGTTACTGGCGGCTTATCTGCGTATACTGGTGCATTAAATGCATCTACTCCTACTTTTGTTTTTTCATATAGAACAACATCAATTCCTTTAATCATTTGTGCCACCACACATATCTATTGTTCGTATTTTCTGCTTATTCTTAATTCCTAATCTTACGAGTTCTGAATTTTTGATAAACAAGCCTCCTCCTGGAACTAAAAATGTGCCAGAAGCAGAATAGCCAAGAGCCGATTCCGAAAATTGAGACATCGGCTCTTTATCTGTAGACGTCATCAAGGTCCTAGCGACAACATCTACAGTTACTGATTTTGCTACTGTTAGTAAATCTGGATCTTGTGAAACCATTTGATCTAAATCTTTACCTCTTTTTTTTGCTTCGATTCTTAGAGAAGAACACACCACGGGAATTAATGCTCTAGCACGTTTTAATTCCTCATTTGTCATGTTTCTCCAAAGAACACCAACGTCATCGATTGTCGCGTAGTCCATTAATACCTCTATGCTGCAACTGCAGATTCAGTTGTAATCAATGCAAACGCATCAGGATCCAATACACAGAATCCTACATATGTTTCTGCACGCAATACGATTTGATTAGTTCTCTGTAAATCGCCTTGTCCGTCTGGATCTCCATATTCAATGATTTTCATAGGTACTTGCTCTGCATATCCCCATTTGAATGCATTTGTAAAATCACCAACGACTGCACAAATTTTACTATTTTTAAACGCAACTGTATTGTTTACACTATTCGCCATACCTCCGAAGTTTGCTGGTTTATTTCCAAAGCGGAATTCAGGATATAAATATGTTCCAGTTCCTGCAGCTTTAATTTTTCCTAATGCAGATGCGAATGCTGGTGCCATAGCAATACCAGTGACATCGCAATCTTTATCCTGAATCAACGCAACTGCATCATCTAAATTTTCATCTGCCTTTACTGCTGCATAAGTTACTTTATTCGTTACTGCTTTTGCGAAACAGTTAGTGCCAATCTTTGCAGATTCAACTCCGTCTGCAGGATTTACGCCTTGGAAACCCATGATATCCACTGCACGTGCCATTTTTTTAGAAAATCCATCTACAAATTGTTCTAAATAAGGTAACTGCTTTTCTTCAGCCATATTAATGAATTCATCAGTTAATCTGTGCTGATATACGATTTTGATAGGTGTGATAGTTTTCTTTGCAAAAGCAGCATCTCCTGCTGGTTTATTTTCACCTTCACCAACGATAGAAGCTTCTCCATCCATTGAGAAAACCATTACATCATTACCTGCAAAAGGAATAGGTTCTTGTTGTGATAATGCTGCAAGTGATGAAAAACCTTTAGCTTTACTATATACACTTGTGACTAAATTTGATGGGAATAACCCTGTACTTTTTGTGATTGTTGCCATTGTTTTTTCTCCTTTTAATCTTTAAATTGTGATAATAATTCTTTAACAGCTGCATTCTTGTCAGTGCTTCCGCCTGTTGATCCACCATGTAATGGCAATACAACGGTTTTATTTGTTGACACTAATTCAGCTAATGTTTTTGCATCCGCTCTAAGTTCTTCTTCTGTACTACCTTGTAAGCGTGATGCCATTTCTGTTGGTAATTTAAATTCATTTGCTACCTTTGAACGTAATTGAGAAGCTTTTAACGAAGTATTTTCATTACGAATTGTTTCAAGTTTTGATTCGTAATCATCCTTCATTGTCTGCAAGTCTTCAGGTGATGTATAACCTTCAAATTTTTTGCTAGCATTTTGCTCATAACCATCTTTAATTTCTTGCAATTTATCAGGGCTTGTCCAACCTTCATATTTTTTGTTCTCACGTGCTAATCTTTCCCTGATTACTTCATCAAATTGTTCTTGTGTTTCAATTGGTTTGAAATCCATGTTTTTTCCTCCTATTTTTCCGTATAGTTACGTAAAAAAGAGAACAATATATGTTCTCCTAGTAGCTTATTCTCTGTGGTTTTTGTTCCTTTTTCTTAGAACACATCCAGTAAGCTAATATTGCAGATTCTAATAAGGCTACTTCAACACCATCTTTAATGGATCTGAATCCGAATCCTCCACTGGATCCAATCGCTCTCTTTTCGCAATTGGTTACAGATTGTGTTAATGCAGGTTGATCATTATGACAAACCGATTTATTTGATATTGCAAGTTCGAACAATTGATTTGAAGCAATAACATCTTTTACAGTTGGCAGCACTGGCCTTTTCTTTATGCCAGCTTCCTTCATATCGGCCGCCAAAATCTGTTGTCCGTTTGCTCCATCAATCGCAATACCACCTATATCGGCATTGGCCAAAAAATTAATCATCCAAGTATTTCCGTCTTTGATCTTCCTGCAGTCTATAGATTCTACAAAAATGTTTTTGTTAGTGGTCTTACATGCTACAGACAATGCCACATTTTCGCCATCATGGCCATACTTTATTCCTACATACAACTTACCTGTAAACTTAGGTAGAGCGTCAACCTTCAAATTTTTCCACTCGTTTTCAGTTATCGCAGATTTCTGGTTGTACTGTAGCCATAAACCTAAACGTTGAATATTGAAGTCAATATCGTCATTATCTTCCAATTCCGCTTCAATCGTTCTTTCAGATGTTCTAATTCCTAATGCTGGATTTGTTTCATACCATGCATCTACATCTTCAACGTCTGTCATAAATTCCACAGACCACTCTGCCCAACCTGTATTTTTGCTTTTTCCACTTAATACACGTTTACGCATATCCGTAAATACAGTACCTGCAGATACCGCGGTTGGTGGGGTTCCACAAAAAATCGTCTGAGGATTCTCAGACGAATAAATAGTATATTTCAATGCGGAACTTTGATCTGTAGTATATTCTTGGGCCTCATCGACAATCAAAGTATCGAATGATTCACCTAGACCTCCAGTGTTGGATCTAGTACGAAAAGCAATATATCCTCCTGTTTCTTCCAAGCGAATTTCTTCAGCACCTTTTTGTTTAATTGATTTGTACTGAACACCTGCATCATCAAGTAAAGCACATAGTCTTTCCCATGCAGTATGAGAAGTGTTGACTCTATGTGCAGTATGCATAATCTTTTCACCATTCTGCAATTTCCACATTTCAACAATCGCAACTACTTCACCTTTACCATTTTGACGCGGTATTTCATATCCAAATCTATTATGGACCCACAGACCATCTTCAGTGATTGATAAAATGTCATAAACTAACATTTTCTGCCAATCCATGGCCTTACGTTTAGATTTTTCATAAAGTTCTATGGCTTGTTGGCCATATGTTTTTACATAAGGAATAGTTACGGAAGTAGTAGGAGTCTGTCTGCCTATTCTTTTAGGCACTGCATTCTCCATTCTAATCCTCCTAGCTATCCAAAATAATAATCACACTCAATACGCATCACATCCTTAATTCAAATTATTTTAAAGGCTAACGATATTGATCAATGTTGAAATCATCTCAACATGATCCAATAAATACTTTTTAACATTCTCCATACCACTATTTTCTTTTAAATAATGAATTCCTTCTGCAGTGATTTCAATATCAGATAAATCATTAAGCATCATATATTGATTTCCCCATGCTTTAGAAACATGCACTCCATTAATAAGATTTTCTTCGCTCATTAATTTAAGCACTCTTTCTAAATATCCATCTGCAAAAGAATCGTATTTAATAGCACGCTTAAATTCAGTTTCATTAAATATGATCGTGCCTTTAAAAATCGCATAATAGTAAAGTAATATTTTAAAAACTACTACATCATAATCGTCTCTAGCCATATTTCCTCCTTGCATAATAAAAGCACCTGTATTTCTACAGATGCTTAAGTTAATTCTACATAATTTCTTTCTAAATACTTATTTAAAAGCACAAATTTTTCTTTAATTTCATCAGGAGTATCATCTTTTAGATAAAATCCCTCAGTCGATGAATCAAATAATAGCCAAGGTCTAACTTGGTCAAATAATTTCTTTTCATATTCACTTGGATTTACCATCATAGTTGATAACCTCCTTTACAAGTCGATTTAGTTCGTTATCGCTTAGCTCATTTCTCTCTACTAGAATATTAGCATCTGCGATTAGTTCATTCAAGCTTTTTTTAGCATAGAAAGAACGCTCTGCATTTACACTAACCGTTTTATTAATATATAAAGGATCTGACCTCATTTGATTAACAACATGTTTTCTCATCTGTGATTCAATCTGCATTTTTGCATCATTTAAATCATCGATTTTATTGTCAGTCTTATATCTTTTAACAGCATCCCAATGTCTCTTATGACCACCTAATTCGTGATCCAAAACATCCGTTACTGATCTTGCAGGAAAAACAGATGGGTCTACAATTTTTGCAAATTTATTTGGATCAATTAATTCTTTGCTAATAAATAATGAATTATCATCATGTCTATATGCTGCAATACCTTTTAAACGGTTATTATTTAATACGATTATATTATCGATTTGCCCATATTTATTTTTTTTGTTTATAACATCATCTAAATAGGCAACCATACTTTTCGTTTGCTTATCATAGTTTTGAATATAAATATTTTGCGTTCCATCTGCTTTGTACACTTTAACGGTTTTCATATCCCCATCCCCAGAATTGAACGTGATTTTTTTAGGCATCCCCATATAATCAACATTTTGAGTACCTAATGTTTCTACTTTATCTTCACTTTCAAACCATTTCTTTGAATGCACATCTTGCACAGCTTTTCCGTTACCTGGATTATAAGTAACAATACACCTACAATCTCTGTGCCTATGATAGACTTCATCAGGAACATCATCTGGATATTCATATGTTCCAGCTAGATTCATGCACCAATCACAAGCATTACCAGCTACTTTTCTAGTGATTTTCGGATGCATTCCAACTTTATAATGTGCCTCTGCATTTACTTTTATCGTATCATCCACAACACTTTGATTAAAATTCACTACTGGATCTTTTAAAATCCAGGAAACATCATCATAGGACTCTGCATCTGCCAATCTTCTAACGATTCCATTGGATCTTGCTTGATTGTATACGGGTTTTTGAACTTTCAATCCAATCTTTGCATCTTCATTTAAAATTTTTTGAACCTTCGTAGAATAATCTGAAACTTTTTCGAATCCTTCTTTTAATTCTGGATCCACGACCTTTTTCGCGATGTTGTAATACATCTTTCCATTTGGTAATGATGCAGAATCAATGTTTTCTTCAAAAGATTTTGAAAGAAGCTCACCAACTTCAATCGCATATTTCTGTGCATCTTCGTAATCCGCTTTTTTATCGTCTAACTTTTTTAATAAATCATTAATAGTTTTAGAATCTTCAACACCGGAAGAAAAAGACTTCTTAATTCCCTTAAGAAGTCCAATTGAAATATCATCCATATTTATTCCTCATCATCCGGCACAGCAGGAACATCTAATTTACTTGATGCAATACCAGTAAGATCCTGTAGGTTGTCTTTATTAAAGTAACCTGGAACTGCCTGATTGATTTTAATAGCACCATCACCAATCAAAGACAATGTAGACATATCCGGTTCAAATAATGGTTCATATTTAACTTTTGTTTCGTAAATCTGATTTCTTTTGTATTCAAATCCATCTCTGACAGATGCTGCAAGATATCCAACATTAATCAGACTAGTCGCAAAATTCTTTTGCGCTTTTCTTGCGGCCAATCGCAAGTTTTCATGTGCTGCCTTAATTGCTTCTGCACTCGATGGATTATCTGTCACAAATCCTAGATCATCCAGTGTTAATCCGGTTTCTCCTGCAAACAAAGAAGCAAAAGATTTTAACTGATCAATATGTGGTGACATGGATTGTTGTGCAAACTGACCAACTGTTGGTGTCCCTCCTCCATCTTCACTTCGTGAGATTTGAAGCATAGTCGAAATCGATGCTCGAATTTTATCCATCGGGTCTGCATCTGAATCTGTACCTAGAATATATTTTTGCGGATATGAGTAGAATTCTGCAGCTACTTCTGAACGTCTCAATGTTCTAAGTGCTCCTTGCTGAAGATCGATACATGCTCTTGAGATTCTAGAGTGGCCAAACTGTCTTTTTGCATCCGGCTTATGAATCACTGGCACCAACAAACAATATCTTGCTGGATTAGGAACATGTATTTCTCTATGTCCAACATAATCAAACACAACTGTTTCTTCACACGTAAAATAAGCATCTGTTAAAATATTATATTTCTCATCACGTTCCAACACTGCATATCCTTCTATCATCATGTTAGTGATTGGATCAATGATGCCTGTCGCATCATACGCATCGATTACCTGAAGTCTAGGATATCCGTCTTCATCTTGCGAAATATAGATAAAACTACATGATGCGATCAATGCTCCAAGAATCGCACTATCTGTAAGAATATCTTTGTTGTTCATATCAAAGATTTTGTTCATGTTAAAATTATCGTTTTCAAATTCTCTAAAAGAAATGCGATCCGCTAAAGAATCGACCGCTTTAGAACACCATCCAAGTGTTTCTGACACGTACTTAAATTCATTAGGAATCGCAATTTTGAAGTCTTTGATTCCATTCTTCATTTCATAATATCTATATCTCATTCTCACTCGATTTCTTTTGGAAAAAAGTTGTTTTTTCAAAAAATTTATACCTTTGTAATTCATCTTAAAACCTCCATTTTAAAGGCTCTGCGGCCATTCATCGATGTTCATAGAGAAATATGCGTAGTAACAGCCGAACTTCGGAAACGAGCGCCTGCCGCCCATATAGCCCCCCTCTATGTGACTTTTTTATTTTTTAGAGCGATATTCGACCCAATTAATGCTCTGTGGCAATGTTCTATTTGAAACAGTTGCATTACCACTAAAATCTCTTTTTTCGAATAACTTATCTGACTTGATTCGATTGCAGCACATGTGTGCAAGCTGCAAGTTATTCAAGTCGCTTGGGTGTCCACCTTTGTTGACTGGAATAATGTGGTCAATGACTGCACACATTGGATCAGGCCACTTTAATTTTTTATCAACTGGCTTACCACAAATACCACATACATCTTGCGTCGCTAGTATCTTCTTCTTATTTCTTTCCAGGATCAGTCTATGAACTCCATATGAATCTAATCGTTTTTGTGCCATAGTTTTCCACCTCCTGGGTATAAGAAAAGCCAGGAAGTTTTCCTCCTGGCCTATTTATGCAAATACATAATAACATACTTGACAGAGTTAGAGTTCTAACTCTTTTATCTTTTTTATACAAATAAGCTGGCAATGGATGCAGCTTCCGGTATTTTTTCGACAATCTTACGCATAACACTATTGTCTTTTAAGTAATGAATACCTGTTGGAGTAATCCTGATATTGTTTTCTAAAACAATAATCTCATCTCCACCCCAGGCTTTAATATACTTGAATCCTTTGATCAATCCTTCATCCAACATCATGGCCAATGTTTCGTCAAACATTTCCTGACATACCGGGAAATCCTTAGTCATTGGAGTTAAATAATCTTCTGGAACATCAATGCGCTTATATTTCTTATAAAGATAAACCAACACTTTACAAACAATTACATCATAATCATTGTTAGACATGTCTTTTTTCCTCACTCTTCATAATTAAATCAATCATTTTCTTATACGGATTCGCATATCCATACTTAGTTTTTAATTCATTTTCCTTCACACCACTAATGAAATCATCCGCAAAGGAAATTAGATCCAAACTCTCGCAGACTAACTTCAACTTAACATAGTAATGTTCTGCCTTGACTTTTAGGCTCATGAACTCTTCTCTTTCATTCATGTAGTCAATCTCATCTGACAACAATGAATTTACTAAAGTGTATTTATCTTTATGGTTTTGAATTGCAGGACCAGTATTGGCATTAGGACACGTTGGCATTTGTAGTGTTTCGATTTCATCATGTATTCTTTTTAGATCCACATCAAAACCAGCAATGATCATTGAATATCTTTTAATACTTTTAATCTCTCTCAATATGTATTTCGCTTTTTCCTTTGTCATCTTCTACCTCGTAAATTGGGCGCAGGAGGTGGAATCGAACCACCAATAAGCGCTAAGGGAACGCTCGAGTTACCATTACTCTATCCTGCCATATAAAAAATCCGGCCGTAGATATGTTGTTGAGTGGAAATATACACAATCTCTGCTTCGAAAGAAAAAGATTATTTGGCCGGATTTTCATTGGTTTGCAAAAAATAATCTTTCCTTTCTTATTTATTGTAGCAAAAGAAGCTGGAAGTTTTGTCAAGACTTTTTCCAGCTCCATTTTTACATAACTTGTGATCTATCTTGTACGAATCCAATTAAATAACCATGAATCACACTACCATCGATTAGTTTGAAATCAATTTCTTTTTCAGATTCATACAACTCCAGCAGCTCTTCCAGTGTGTACTTGTCAGAAATAACATTCTTATTTAAACCCTGGCATTTAATAGTAAGTTTACATCTCATCCTTTTTTCCCTCTTTTCTACTGCCTTGTTCACATAATAATGAACTAAATCGTCTTTTGTTTTATTTGTATATTTAACAATGTCTAATAAATCTTGGCATGCTAATTCAAGTGCTTCTCTTTCTAATTTCACATTGAACAAACATCCATCACATGTTTTATTAGGCATTTCGATCGCTTGGTTTTCCACTATTCAACACCTCTTTTTTTTATGCACTATAACCTTATATTATCGTGCACTTACTCAACTCTTTTAAACCTACTTATTTACTTATTCTTTTTAATTTTTCTAAGAAAAAAACTTTTTGATTTTTTTGATACCTCTAAAGCTTAGAAATACAGTTCAAATACTTCTTCATTTCTAATGCTCTTAATGAGATCTTAACCACTTCAACTTCATCCAGTGTAATATCTCTAGAAACACATTCCTTTACATCACATAAAATCTGATTTACTAAATTCTCAGTTAATCTTCCAATCTCTCCTGAAATCATATTTCCGGTTTTATCTAAGATTGCAAGCTCATAAGGTTCTTGATCAGTGCTATTTGTGATCCACTTTCCATTTCTATTTCTATGAGCTAATACACTCACTACATAACTTCCGAGTTTAAATACCCATTGGTTCTGTTCAACCATCGAATCTTTTTCATGTCTTTCTCTTGCTGGATCAAAATATGTATGTAATTCCATAGTCTTAACACCTCAATAAAATATGAATCTCATTATCATGTGCTTCAATACCAAACACTTCTGAATCTAATAGTTCTTCAGATAATAACCATTCATTCTCCATCAGATTATAAATCTTTGCGATTGGATCATCATCTGAATCCCACTGTAAAGTGATATTCTCAACATAAAGTTTTTTTAAAAGCTCGCGTAAAGGCATTCCTGTAGTTTGTTCCATACTTACTTAGTCTCCTCAAATCCATCATAGTCATCTTCATGTGCTCCCATCGCAAATAAGAACAGCACGCATGACACCATCATTCCAACGAACACACCGCCAACAAACCATAGCGCACTAGGCATTGTTAACTGCCTCCTGCCAAGCTGTATAAGCTTTTTGGCATTCATCATAAGAAATGTCTAAAATAGCTGCAGCTCTCTGTACTTCTACTTTGTTGGATCCAGCATGTGCTACAGCAGTTAGCGCTGTTTCATACTGGTCCTTCTTTTTATTGTATTCTTGTTCTAATTCCGCTAATGTTTTCATTACATCAAGCCTCTTCTTTTTAATTCCGCGATCATCGTTTCTTCACTAATACATTGATTCTCAACTTTTCTATATGCATCTAAATACCATTCTTTTTTGTCACCGTTATACGTCAACTCGTAATACATTGAATCTGGAAGGTTCGTACTCAACAAATACTTCCAGTTCTGCAAAGTTTTATTCTTCCACACAATATATACATATAAATCCGACACATACTTTTGGTAGTCTTTATCAGATTTATCCAGATGCTCAATTGTGTAGCTTCTGATTGTTTCAAGAGCTATAATGTCTTGAATTTGATTACCTACTAATTTGATAATATTTTCTTTATTCATTTTTACAATTCTCCTTTTCCAAACTCTTCAATCATCTGATTGATTACATCTTTTATTTCTTCCAGGATGTCTTCGTACATCCATCTCCTTAATCCACTAATTGGTGCTATTGTTATATTTGGATATTCGTAATAATCACTATAATGTGCATAATCCCATCCAAGACAATTTGTTCGTTCTTTTACACCTAAGAATGTAAAGCCAAAATGAACTAATATATCATTCAAACGTTCATCATCGATATCTTCGAACTTCCAAACGTTTTCAATATATGCGCATGGATGTGTTCCATACGATACGATGAAGTACTTTATTCCTTCATAAACACCTTCATCAACTAGTTGATATGCTCTGTCACGGTAATATAACTCTTTATTCTTCATCCTCTGCATCCTCATATTCTTGTTCTAAGCTATCCAAATCAATATGTTGGCCACATTTCGGACAATACTCATATTCGTCATAATCGATTTCATATCTAGTGCCACACCGAGGACAAATCCATGTATCATACACAAGTTCTCCTTTGTAATATCCATCACCTTCAATATCAGGTGTTGTCGCCATTTCTTTTTCAACAAGATCACGCAAATCATCAAGTAATTGGAGTGCATATTGATATTTATTCATTTAAACTCTCCTCATAAACATCTTTTGGGACATATTCAACTAAAAATCCACCTTCTAAAACCATCACTTGTAAAACAACTACGCCTTCCCTATCACCACCATATTTTCTTGGATTATCCATATCTAACAAAAAAGGGTTTTTAGGGGCCTTACAAATAATAGACTCTGGATGTGATTTACACATCAAACCGCTTACTGAACGAAATTCTAACTTTTGATTAATTGCGTTTAACATTTTACCTCTCCTCTAATAATTTCATGTCATAACCACTGCTAACAAATTTCATTGTCAATTCATGATTTATACAGTTTCCTAATTTTGTGTAAATCAATTCCATTTGTTCTCGTGTAAATTCCATATCAAGACATTCATTCACTTTTCTTAAGACATCGTCTTGATACTCTCTATTCTTCTTTGTGTATCTGTATGGCATTGCTTTAAAACAACTTCTGCTGCACCATTCAAGTAATTTGTACTTCACTTCGTCAACTGTATTAACATCGCCTAAATAGAAATATAGATTTGTTTTTGGAATCAGAATTAGCTCTTTATTGTGATTTGTGAATGATCCATAGAAGATATTCATAATTTTAGATATATAATCGGTTAAATCATCCTCTGCTCTTCCGTTCCAGGCATTTATTGCCGCTTCCTTTGATGCGTAAATGTAGATGCCTTGCGAACTATCGGAATCAGTAGCAATTGGGCAACCGTCTGTTGAATTACTTGTATCGTGCATAATTACATATCCAACTCCACTGTATGGATTTTCTAAATACTCCATAAGTAATCGTTTTATTTTACATTTTAGAGTAGCTTCTCTAATCCGTTCAACAAGCCAATCTACAAGCGCAAACGAAACTTTGATAAAGATGACAAAGAACAACATAACACACGCAATTGCGAAACAAGTCTTAATAAATTCTACTGGTCCCATTTAAAAATCCTCCTCATTTTGTGGCATTTGATAAACTTGAACACCATTATTCAAAACAAAATTTTCAAACTCTTCTTTATAAGTCTTACAAAATTGCTTATCTTCAATTAATTCTTGAATTTCGTCTAACACATCCAAAGCTTTTTCTTCTGTCGAATAAACACCTAATTCGCAATCATATCCATCAGTTGTTGCACCACATATCAAACAGTAATTGCCGTCATTAATGACACGAAGAAAATTAATATTCACTAGAGCATTTTTTGTCTGATTTCTAATCCACATATCTTAATACCTTTTTTAACCTTTCCATGTAGCCTATGGCTTCAAACATTTCTTGTGCATTCATTTCATTTGTTCCTTTCTCAAATGTATCTCACATCAACCAATGGTTCTCTTTTGTATTTGTGATTGCAGATATCTAAAATTGTCTGATAACTGCAATATAGATCAGCTGCAGCCTTCCTGGAACTAGGATAGGTTTTAACAAGTTTTCCATCTTTAAAATATCCAATCGTTTTAGTTCTGTGTGCAGATGCTCTTGGTGCTACTTTTGCAGCGAATTCTTTCTTTTTAACAATTTTCATATTTTCTAATTTTAATTCTCCATCCACAATAACCACTTCATCATCCTGAAGATCGTATTTAACGAATGCTTTTGCCAAGAGCCTGGATGCATTCATCGGCTTACAACAAATCTTAGTTTCATACACTCCATGACACTTCCAGGGTTTTGAAATATGAACACTTCCGTTTCTAGAAATCTTCTTAAATGTGCAATCCGAGCGAGCATAGTATCTAGCTCCTTTTTCTGTTTCATGGATCAACAATTCCTCAACTTCTCCAATCGGATCATTTTCAAGTTTTACTAAACAAAGTCTGTTTTTCATAGCACCATGTTTAGCCATAATACTCGGATAAGCCTCCCACTTAAAAGTACTTCTAGTCCAATGCAATTTTCTACAGATTTCTTTTTCTGTGCCTATAAAGATCAGCTTTTCGCCTTTGTACACTGCATAAATATCTTCATGCACGATCGTTCCTCCTTATCCAAACGTAACATCGTTTATTGAATTCTTACGTTGTGCAACAGTAGTGGCAGTATAGATCGAAGTTGTATTTAAAGAACTGTGGCCAAGTTGTGCCTGCAATTCATTCAATGTTCCACCACATTTTAAGAACTGAATCGCAAATAAATGTCTGAAGGAATGCGGATGAATCTTATTCAAATTGATTCCTCGGCATTGTCCGGCCAACTTTTTCATCCTACGTGTGATCGTAGTTCTATGCAGCATCTTTCCATTCTTTCCAGGAAACAATGTTCCTGATTCGATTTTGTTCTTCTTAGCATATCTTCTAAGCTCACGCATCAAATCATTTCGAACAATCACCTTACGAACTTTTCCCTTGTTTGAAATCATCAACACATTATTTTCTAAATTTTCCACAGTGAAATACTTCAATTCACTTTCACGAATGCCAGTGTATGCATAAATCTTCATGATGAAATACAAATCCATCATGTTTTTTTCTTTAGCCTTACGCAGCAGTCTTTTGAGATCCGAAGGCTCAAGCACTTCATCCAAGTATATTTCTTTCTGGATCTTAACCGGCTTCATAGTCAATGTGGATGTGAACTTTTTAAATGCGAATAACTCAAACTCACCATACTTGTTTATAAACTCAACGAACTTAATAAACTTATTACAAATCACGATGTAATTATTCACTGTTTTCGGAAGATAGATATCAAGAAGAACATTCTTAAATTCACGAATATCTTTCTTAGTGATCTCACCATCCTGGAAGAAATCAGTGAACATTTTAATCACCATCCTGTAGTGATCCACTGTGCTGCATGCTTTTTCCTGATCTGTTTCTTCATCCAGGAAAGCATCCACACAATTCAATAAATCTTGCTTAGTCCTTAAACCACACCTCTCTATTTTCATCCTCTACTTTTTCAAAGATGACATTGTAACCTTTCTTTGCATATGCATGCATTTTGCCTTTGTCCTCATAAACGTAAGCCACAATCGAATCGTTCTCATCACGAACACTCAATTGGAATTCCTTCTCATAGATGCCAGTTTTGACATTTCTGTACTTTCCACCTTGTTCACCTTTTCTAGAATCTGCATCAAATTCTTTGCATCTCTTACGATGCAAAACTTCCTCAATATCTGCCTTTGTTAATCCAAACTTTACACAATAAGCACCGATGGCCAATTGTTCCTTTTTTGTTTTTTTCTAATTGCTGAAGCAAAAACATAAGTTACCTCCTATTCATGTAAATACTCATCAAACCGATCACCAAACAAAACACTCGGTCGAAGATTACTTTTCATCACTGGATCCGTTAACCAGGAATCACACTTTTTTTCGATCACTGTTTTTAAATCGTTCAATGTGTAACCATCGCGAATCAACGCACTGATCAGTTCAACATTTTTCTTTGCCCTAGGAGAAAAGCCTTCCCCATCTTTTTTATCAGTTTCGACATTCAACATCTGAATGACCGTTTCAACAATCTCAGTGATGTTTTTATCTTCAGGTAAAGAAGTATATATATTCTTACTTTCTTTATTTCTTTTATTCTTTATTTCTTTAGTTGTTGTTGTTTGTTTGTTGTTCGTTTGTTGCTCGTTTGTTTTTTGTTTGTTTTCCGCTTGTTCTTTGCTCGTTGTTTGCTCGTTGTACTCAAAACCAAAACCTTGAAAATCTGCGTATTTTACAACACATATGACAGTATTTTTGTTCGTTGTGATACGCTTAATTTCCCCAGTTTTCGTTAGATTTTTTAGAGCCCTTTTTATCTGTTCCGGACTCAATCCGGTTTCACTCGCTAAAGTGGCGTAAGAAGTGATACAAGACCCTCTTTCAATTGTCTGCCCATGCCAGTTTCTTTCGGCATAATTAGCCTTTAACAACAGATGTATAAACAGCCTGCACGTTGGCAGATCATCGTACCACTCCCAGTCAAGAATCTGCCGAAAAAGCTTAATAAAACCACCACAATTTTCCATTCCATCACCCCCTTAACGTGTGGATCCAATCACTTAGTGCATACAGTGACTAGCTTCAGTACTTTCTTTTTTTCTGTGCTTTGTTAACTGTCTTCGCATTTCCATTCCAAAAGCCTTTGTGCATTCTGTGAAGCACTCTTTAACTTCATCTGAAGACATTCCCTCAATGACCTGTAAAAACGCATAACTAGCGTTTGTTTTACCAGTAACAATAGGACCTTCTAATGTAGGAATTACATTCAGTTCAAACATAGGACCGCATTTATTCATGTATTCTTCAAATCTATTCACAAAATCATCTTTTTCTTCACTGGTTTTTTCTCCCTGGCATTCTTTCTTAAAGCGTTCCAATTCTTCATTTATTTCACGCATTTTTTCTTCTTCATCAATAATTTCTGAAGTTTCTCTATCAATCCATGATGTTTTCATTTTCTTTTTCTCCTCTTTTTTTACTCAAACCCTGCAACCTGGATATCACAATCTGCTAAATATTTATGCCCAAATTCAAACGTGTTTTTTTGCTTTATCTTAGGAAGTTTTCAAACCAGTTAGTTACAATTATGGAATTTTTTTCTGACGTGCTTGCATTATTTATGACAATTTTTTAAGAAGGTATTGAGATATCGATCTATTATGAAAAGAATGATCCTTTTTCTAGCAGACCACGTCACTTACGGCAATACCCAGGTTGCAAGATTTGAGTTATTTGTTTATAATTTAGTTGTTCATTTTTGATTGGCCACTTTCACATGAGTGGTCTTTTTTAATGCTTGGACCATACGCAAATCCTGAATATTCATATAACAGCTTTGGACTGATATAGTAGACTGTTTTGCTAGATCCATCATCCATCTTGAAGCATGAACCAATAGGAAGCTTTCCTTTTTGCATACCTACTCGAATGAATGCTTCTGTCACATTCAATGCAGCTGCTGCCGCATCGATTGGCACCTTTGTTCCATTGAATTCCATAGGAACCTCCTTTCTTTTCTTTACCAGACTTGTTTGTACAATAGGATAAAGTTCAAGACTGTGATGATGATTGCGAATGCATACATCATAAATAAATCATCCTTTTCATCCTTGTCGATTCCGCCCTTTTCAAAGATTACCTGGACATTGACTTCCGGTTGTTTCTTGACTGGCTGGCCAAAGTTGAAATCAGGAATTTCCAATTGATTCTCCATCACTTGATCTGCTTTCTTAGTTGTTGTCGCATTTGCGTTTGCTTTTGGCATGTTTGTATCCTTCACTTTCTATTTTTTCGATTGCTTCATCCAATTTGAATCTGAAATTGAATTCTTCAATATCCTGCATTCCAAGATAATAAAGAAGATCAATATCCTCATGATTGAATACGTAACAATGTTCTTTATCCATATAACCTTCCGGCCATGGACATCCTGCATAGTCGTAGAGATTCTTTGTTTTAGGATTCGCTTGAAGTCTTCCGATAATCATCAACTTCTTGGTTCCTTCTTTAAGAACTACGACACTTCCAATAGGTAATAATTCTTGCATGTTCTACTCCTTTCTACTGCGTTCTACTACGTTTCTACTACGTTCTACTATGTTCTACTCCGTTCTGGTGCAGCACTTGAGGTGCCACTTCACTGTATTGATACTCATAGACTTTGGAATTTGATTCTTAGAATATTGGAATATAATTCTTTGATAATCGTTTCAGTTATTGGGGATATCTTTAACGATATTTTGTAAGTGTATACTTAAGTAGTTTTGGAGGCTGTACCCACCTCTTTAATAAAATGTTGTTTTTGTTATGCTAGATTATAGTTTTTTCTATATGTACATTTTTATGATCAAACCACTAAGTCTAATATCTGTTTTTTGCGAAAAGAGATATTTCTTTTTTTTGTATCAACAGTATTCTGCTAGAAAATTTAAGGGGTTATATTTTGAAACAATCTATTCCTGAACAACTGCATGTGATAAGGTCTGTAGAGCACTGATCCAGGATTCGATTGGACTTGAACGAACAAACTAGCAGGTTTGTGTATAAGAGCTTTTCTTAGTCTCTCGAAGCAACACCTCAAGTACTGACCAGCCTCCATAGTGTGTATAATTAACACGAAAGGAGGTTTATTTTCATGACTGAATCAAATGACATTATTCAATCTTTTGTTAAAAATGTTTTCGAACATAATGATGTAGATTTTGAAGCTTTATCTGTCGCAACCAAAAAGATGGCTGAGTCTGCATTTGAAGCATCTAAAGTCAATATTACCGGTATTGAATCAGCTGCCAGGCAAATGCTCAGAGTGCTTGAAGCATCTAAAAAGCTTGATGATAAAACTAAAAATCAATATGTATCAACTGAAGCAAGTAATCTTGCTAACGACATAGTGTACAAATTAGAAGACAGCCCAACATTTAAAGACTGTACCTTCAACATCAATGTTCCTGAAAACTCTAAACATTGGACGCGATCAGAAATTATTAGTCTTATTCAACTAATCGTTGCGATATTAGCCTTTGTTGCTGGATACGTTTATAATCCACCGCAGGAATCAAATGTTGCGGATGACTTCACGCAAGAAGTCAATCAATTGATTGTTGACACCAGTAAGCTCGCTAATCTTAGTGTAGATTCCGTTAATCTTATACATTTGGATGAAACAGCCTAAAACAAGTAAAATTACTGAGATTGCATTTAAGCAAATTGCTCTATCAAGACTTCGAACCCGATCTTCGAGGTCTTTTATTCTTCTTTCATGATCCATGCTATTTTCCTTTCTTTGGTAGTCGTTGGTAGTACTTAATCTGTAATATTCAAATTAAGGTTGCATATCATTCAACTTTTCATTCAAAAAAATATCGTCTCTTTCAGACTTTGTTAATTTTAACGTTCGACTTAAGCCAACTATTTCTGTAGCAGTGAAATCACTAACTCCATTTAAACGATTGTACAATGTTTCACGTAAAATACCTGATTTTTTAGCGATTGAACTAAATGTCATTCCGCTGTTGTTAATTTTTTCCTTTAAAGCTTTAATATCAGCCATATCTATCATCCTTTCTTGGTTGAATTTAGTTCAACCATCTACAGTATATTCAAATGTTGAATACGTGTCAACCTTTTTCACAAAAATGTTGAATTATTTTACAACTTAGATATAAATGTGATATTCTAAATATAGTTAAAGAATAAGCGGAGGCTAGAACATGTTACAAATTTATTCAAATATAAAAACGAGGAGAAAACAATTAGGGTATACACAAACAGAATTAGCAAAAAAATTAGGTTATGCAGATAAAAGCATGATAGCAAAAATAGAAAAAGGACAAGTAGATTTATCACAATCGAAGATCATGGCTTTCGCAAAAGCGTTAGAAACCACCGCTAGTGCTCTTATGGGTGATGATGGAATTGTTGCTGATAATGAGATACTAGAAATAAAAGTTGCTCCACACGAAAAAGAACATCTCACTATTTATAGATCCCTAGATGAAAAAGGCCAGCACACAGTGGATACAGTCACGCAAATGGAATACGAAAGAGTTAAGAAGGATAACAAGTAATTATAGGGAATCAAATTTGATCGCGAAACTTAGCGAAACTTAAATAGTATTCTAAAACTATTTAAACAAAAAAAACCTGGATGCTGCGAACATCCAGGCACACAGAGTACTGCGAATACTCTGCCATAAAAGTATGATTGATGATCAGTGCTTTTATGTGCTCATTTTAACATGAATAGGAGGAAATTAAAATGGCACAAAAGAATTTCAGACTACCTAGCGGATATGGTTCAATTTATAAACTGTCAGGAAACCGAAGAAAACCATATCGTGTTCGAATTACTACCGATTGGGAAATTGATATGGAAACAATGAAATGCAACCAGGTTCGTAAGACTATTGGATATGCAAAAACACGTCAAGAAGCAATTCAGATGTTGGCCGAATACCATCATCATCCACTGGATCTAAATGAAACCAGAACAACATTCTATGAAGTGTATGAGCGTTATTACAAGGAATATCTTGAGCCTTATGAGTATGAAAAGAAGAAAAAGAACAATATTAATCGATTCAAAGGAAATGTGAAAGTATTTGAATCAATATATAATGTTCCTTTTAACGAATTAAAACTGAATGACTTCCAGCGTATTATTGACAAGTGTGGTAAGAACTATCCGACACTAAAATCAATCAAAACAACTTTAAGACAGCTTTGTGCTTATGCGATGAAATATGATATCATCACGAAAGATTATTCTGAGTATGTGGATATCTTGAAATACAAAGACAGAAATCCAAATGCATTGAATCGAACAGTGTTCTCTGATGCACAGATCAAGAAGCTTTGGAAGGAATCTGAAGATATCTATGTACAAGCTATACTTATGTTGATATATTCCGGAGTTCGTGTTTCTGAACTGTTGGACCTGAAGAAAGAAGATGTGGATCTAGAACATCATGTGTTCAATATCGTTGATGCAAAAACTGCAGCTGGTGTTCGTGTGGTTCCAATCGCGGATAAGGTGTTTCCTTTCTATGAACAATGGATGCAGCACGATTGTGAGTATCTGATCTGCAACAAGGATGACTTGCACTGCTCTTATGAAAATTACAGAGATACGTATTGGGATCCAATCATGGAAAGAACAAAAATGAAGCACACTCCACATGATACAAGACATACTTGTATATCTTTACTGACAAAAGCGGATGTGAATCCAACTACAATCAAGAAGATTGTTGGCCATAAAGGCGCAATGAGTTTAACAGAAAAAGTATATACTCATATGGATTATCAAACCTTATTGGACGCAATCAACAAAATATAA